TTTCTAAATCTTCAATTACCACATACGCTTCAATCTTAAAAAATCTTTATCATAGTGTATTTGGTAAAGAAGGTAATATGGACTTTTCAAAATTTGGTGATGTTGATAAAATATTAAAACATTTAGAAGATTTACCTCCAAACAAAAGAAAGACAATATTAAGCAGTTTGGTAATCATAACTGATGATGGTGAGTATAGGAAGAAGATGATGGAAGATGTTAATACTTATAATAAAGAAATACATAAACAAGAAAAGACACCAGAACAGAAAGCGAGTTGGGTTGATACAACACAAGTTAAAGATGTATGGGAGGAACTTAAACGAAATGCTGATATATTGTATAAGAAGAAAGATTTGAAACCAGCGGAACTTCAAGAGATACAACAATTTATTATTATGTCATTATTAGGTGCGATATTTATACCTCCAAGAAGAAGTAAAGATTACTGCGATTTCTATATCAAAGATGCTAATAAAGATAAGCAGAATTATTTAGACAAAAATAAATTAGTATTCAATTCATATAAGACTGCTAAGACTTATGGAAAGCAAGAAGTGATAATACCTAAACCATTACAAAGTATTTTAAAGAAATGGATTTCTGTTAATCCAACTAAAACATTATTATTTGACGCATATTTAAATCCATTAACATCTGTTAAATTGAACCAAAGAATTAATAAAATATTTGATGGTAAGAAGGTAGGAGTTAATCAACTCCGTCATACATTTTTAACTGATAAGTTTTCTAAACATAGCGAGGAAACAAAACAATTGTCAAATGATATGAAGGAGATGGGTAGTAGTCTTAATATGGCGGATACATATATTAAATTACACTAATTAGGTCAAATATGGGAAAGTAGTAAAGTGGTGCGGTAAGTTAGGACTTTTTTTGTTGGATATTTTTTATAATTTGTAAATTGATAAATTATAAAAAATCTTGTTAGAAATCTTTGAAAATGGCGCACCACTTCACAACTTTCCCATTAATTTAGTTGATACTGGTATTTTAACTAAATCAAACCCTTTACCCTTCTCATCTTCATTCATTATTTTATTTGATAATACATCTATATCTGTCCTCTTATTAGGGTCACTTGACTGAAAAAACATTTTTAAAATATATTCATTCTTCTTCCAATCAATACTCGTATTAAGGTCATCAAAATAATTCATAAACATATCAACATCATCATAAAGGTCTTTACACCGATATTCCCAAGAATTAATATAATGTAAAAAAGCACACACATAGAACCCACAAGCGTTATTCATTAATGACTGAATATCCTTTGTTGTATATGGTAAATATTTCGCACAATTGTCTTTTACAAACTTTTTTATACTCTCGCTTGGAGGTGCTCCATAAGGGTCAAAAAAAATAGGTTCAACTTTACCATCTGGATATTTATTAACTTGTAAGCAAGTCCAATGTGACCCTTCATTTTCATTCCCTTCATCGTCTATTGAATTATCTAAATTAATGACATACGAAGTATTATATTTTAATTGTCTCGGTAATTCGTCTTTGAAAAACACTCCTTCCAAAGGAAAGTTCATTTTTTTAGATAAGTCCTTAATTTGACTATCTGTCAGCATATTATATATAATCAAAAGATAATAATTTTATAATTAATCTTAATAATTAAATTATGCGTATAGTCCTCCACCTTTACTAAACCTTTGATACGCTGGTGGAAGTGTATGTTGGAATTGAAAGTTCGCGCTAAAAGGTTGAGATACTAATGCGGGTGGAAGATGAGTTTGCGCTCCAACAAAAGAACCCATTTTACCAACTGACACTTTTTCTCTTATTGCTCCACCTCTCATAATATGATGATGTATTCCAGCGCCAAAAGAAGCGAACCCATTATTATCAATTCCAGAATTATAAGTATCTGCTAATGAGGCAAATCTATCAGTATTCATAGCAGTTCTCATTTTTTGTGCTTCAGCATTTGCTATACTTGCTTTTGATAAATTACCATATTGAGTTCCTAAATGTTGGTTAAGATTATTGAGTAAATGGTTCTGTTCTGCTTGACCCGCAAGAGTTGAAGGTGCTATTTTATCAATTGGACCACCGATGTTATTGCGAGTTTCTCTGTGGTGTCCTTGGTATTTACTTGGATTATCCAAATAATCCATACCTAATGCTCCTAAACTTCCAGCAGTTCCATAAATAAGAGGTACAGCACCAGCGCCCAAACCGCCACTCGCTACTAATTGACTACCAGAGAGAGCAGTTGCCCCAGCACCCAAAGCACCCATTAACGCTGCCTTGACTGCTGGTTTAGCAGCGTCACCTACACTATACGCTACTTTTTTTAATCCGTTATGTTCCAAAAACCTATCAAACTTCTTACCAAAAATACCACTTCCTTCCATCTGTGGAGATGCTTCTTGATTTACAGCAAGTTCTTGTGGAGTTAATGCTATTTCTAAACCTTTACCTCTGCTAAATGTTCTAGTGAAAAGGTCTAATCTTGAAGGGTCAATAATAAGATTAAAACCTTCCCCTTCCATTGCTGGTTTAATTCTAACTTTATGTCCGTTTCGTAGTTTGGATAGTTGTTTCGGTGATGCCGAAATATGAACTATATGATGAGACATTATATATTGTATTTAGAAAATAAATAATGCCTAAATATTAAGAATAAATAAAGGATAAAAATGATTTATTTGATTGTTAAGATTTTTTATTTAGACCCTTGAACCAGTCAAAATATCAATTGAAACTTCCACACCATATTCAATAAAGCACCATAAATCTAATGCCTTTGCGGTGTTATTCGTTCCCACAATTTGAACGCTCTTTGGAACACTCTCCTCAACTGGAAGCATTCTTGAAATATTCACATAGTAATAGCAATACTCCATTTCAAACCCAAGCGAGTTGATGAGTGAAGATGTAAGACCATCAGTCATTCCTCCATTTACAGCATTTGCTCCGTATAGTTGATTGTTGAACTGCTCGAACGAATATCGCTGTGTGTTGTAGATGGCATTTTGTCCGCTTACCACCACATTAAAGTTGGTAAGGAGAGAAAGAGGAGATGTAGGACCGCAACCAGCAGGGTCAAAAGGAGACTGATAAACTGGAATGCCAGCAGTAAGACCAGTTGCTCCACCAGTATTGGAGTAAAATGGAAGAATAAGAATTGACTTGATATTCGCTATTCCATTCGTCAAAAGATTATTAAACTGACCGCTATTAGCACCAACATTAAGAACTTGATACTGGTAAATATCTGTGTATTTAATCTGTTTGACTGGACTTGATAAATATGCTTGTTCGAAGACTGGATTAAAAGTATATGCTGGAACATACAAATAAATACTTTGAGCGAGAGGACTTCTTATGTATCCAGCAAGAGAAGAAACTTGTGCGTTAGTAGTGCCTCCACCAACCGATAAAGTAGCGGTATATACTCCAGCAGTCAAATTCAAACCTCCACATCCAGCAGATGCTGAGGCAATCATAATAGGACAAACACCACCGACTGGATTTGATACACTATTCAAAGTCATAGAAGTAACTGGTGCGCCGACTGTTGTGACCACAACTGATGTGTTATTTAGATTTAATGTCATCTTCATAAATACACCTTTAAGTAGAGGAACCATCTGGAAAAAGGAATGAATATGTTTTAAATAAATAGTCGCAGTAATAGCAATTTGTAAAATTCCGGGGGTTCCAGCGCCAGTTCCGTTCTGTTGATTTATAATATATGACTTCCAAAGGTTATTACAAGCGAGAACTGGAAATAATGCGGAATAAGCAGTATCCCCAGCAGTTCCATTAGGGTCAAAGTTAATGAATTGTTGTCTTTTAGAAAATCCACAATTACCAGTTCCAAATAAATATCTGTTAAAATATGTAGGAACTCCTGATTGAACCACAGCATTTGATGGAGCGTTGATATTATTAATTATTCCTTGTCCGCTTGTATTAGCAGTAGCGTAATATCCCCAAGCAAGAGGTTCATCTGGGTAGAACCCAATAGAAGACCCTTGTGTCATAACATCATCCCAAGAAAAAGATGTCATTAATTTAAAAGAGTTCCACATATTGATAAAAGGAGTCTGTTGAATTATTGTCGTCCCATTATAGTCTAAGGTGTATGAATGAATTATTGAACCAAACCAGTTCTTTAACCCAATAGCGTAATCGCTTGAAGTTCCTGGTGTCGCTGGGGTGAATACAGCGTTTGTATTAGTTAATGTAAGCATCAAAGGACACAAAAGATATGCCTCCCTATATGATAGATACTTGTTGGAATTGCTTAATTGACTCGTATCGATTACACTTTGATTACCACCATAATTCTGGTTTTGGTTGTCAAGAATATTTAACCAATCTTTTTTTACAAAGACATTAGGAGAACCTTCTATCTCTTGAGATAGGTCAAAAACTAACTTATCACAACTCATTATA